AATCTGGCAAAAGAGTTCACGTTCGACAGCCGGATAGTGTGGCGCTCCGCCACTATGCGTTCAAGAAATTACGCGAAGAAGTGGAAGAATTCATCGAGAATCCTTGCGCGGAAGAGGCCGCCGACGTCATGGAAATTATGAATTTTATTTGTCATCGAATGGGCATTCACAGTCACACCATTGTAGCTGAGGCGACGGCCAAGCGCGTGGAGCGTGGAGGCTTTGACATGGGGCTTGTTCTTGAGTGGGTTGACCAGAAGTGAAGATTGTGGGGCTCGGAAGTGCGGGTTGTAATATTGCGAAAGCTTTTTCAAAGTTCCCTCAATACGAGACCTTTGGGATTGACACCTCTAAAGAAGCAGATATTACCATCAAGAAAAGGGACAGCCATGAAGAATATGATAAGAAATTCCCCTCCCTTAAAAAGAAACTTAAGTTCACAGATAGTGAGGTGTATGTTGTTGTGGCCGGTGCTGGGACCATTTCTGGCGGCGTTCTGAGGCTACTAGAGCAGATTAAAAACAATAGCATTACAGTGCTCTACATCCAATCTGACTTGTCTCTCCTCAGCGAAACACAGAAAATGCAAGAGAAGATTGTAGTGAATATTTTACAAGAATTTGCTCGCTCCGGAATGATAGCGGGGATATGGCTTATAGATAATCAGAGAGTGGAGAGGGGGATCGGCGATGTTCCAATCATGGGCTACTATGATGTCTTAAACCAAGCAGTTGTGAACATGATTCATATGATTAATGTGTTTAAGAACTCAGAGCCTGTTATCGGTAATTTCATGAAGCCATCAGAGCTGAGTCGAATTGCTACGATTGGGATCCTCGACATTGAAGAATCGACAGAAAGATGGTTTTTTGACTTGACAAACCCACGTGATGTGGTATACTATTATGGTATCAATGAGGAAGAACTGAGAGAAGACGGCACATTGTTTAAAAAAATTACCAACTATGTAAAGTCTAAACTCGATGATAAAATTAATGTCTCATATGGAGTTTACAAAACGACCTATGACCAAAAATATTGTTATTGCGTTAAGTATTCATCTATGGTACAATCATATAAAGATTTATTAGACGATCAGGATATTAGCTGATCGTACTCTAACCCAAGAAAGGAATAAAAAATGGGTATTAATTTAGATAAGATGAGGGAAAAGCTCTCGTCACTACGCGGAGACGGAAACTCCTCAAATGACACTTTCTGGCGCCCCGAGGATGGGGACCAGACTATTCGAATTGTCCCGACCGCAGATGGAGACCCCTTCAAGGAAATGTGGTTCCACTACAATGTTGAGAAGGGGGGCTTTTTGTGTCCAAAGCGCAACTTTGATGATGGCTGTCCCGTATGTGAATACGCTTCATGGCTGTGGCGCGAAGGCGTCGATAACAGCGACGATCATAGCAAGAAAGTAGCAAAGTCTCTTTTTGTGAGACAGAGATTTTTCAGCCCTGTGATGGTGCGCGGCGAGGAAGAGAAGGGCGTACGCGTCTGGGGTTACGGTAAGACTGCCTATGAGAACCTCCTGACCTTGGTGCTTAACCCAGAGTATGGTGATATCACTGATACCGAAACGGGCACTGATCTTCAGATGACCTATGGAAAGCCCCCGGGAGCCTCCTTCCCTCAAACGAAGCTGGTACCACGCCGACGGTCTTCTGCTTTGTGCGACGACCTGACGCCTGAAAAGTGCGCGGAGCTTCTTGATAGCATCCCAGACTTTACGGGACTCTTCGAGAGAAAGACAACTTCGGACGTGCAGACTATTTTGGATAATTTTGTTCACTCTCAGGTTGATGACCCGGAGAAGGTTAGCACTGAAACAGAGAAGTACGGAAAAACCACAGACGGTGAAACCAACGCTGTCGATGCGGCTTTCGCAGAGTTAGGGTCACTTTAAGTTCCCCCCCACGGGGAGGCACAGGGTAATCAGGTGTCTCACACTTATACACACACAGAGGAGAAAATTATGAGTGATATAAACAAAAGCGGATACGAACTCCGCGCCGATTTGCTAGGAATGGCAATTGGAATCGTGGCGGATCGTACGAACCGCCAAGTTGAAAATGAACATTTTAAGCCAGAAGGCCAGCGTACCCCCGTTGCGTCCTACACGACTGAAGATGTGATTGGTGAAGCTGAAAAGCTTTACACCTTCATTCAGAAGAAGTAAATTACTGACCCACAGGGAGGCACAGGGTAATCAGGTGTCTCACTATAGAAAGGAGTACCTATGAGTACTAATACAAATCGACTCGAGCGACTTATTACACTTCTTGAACAGAGTCGTAACGATCATGACAAGTTTTTTAGCAGCGGAAACAATGCTGCTGGAACGCGCCTTCGCAAGGCAATGCAAGAAGTTAAAACGCTAGCACAAGAACTTCGCGTTGAAGTCCAAGATGTCAAAAACGAAGGATAATTCTAAAAACACACTTGTCGACACCTTAAATGACATTGGTGTAGATACGAATGAGTTTATTAATTTAAACTATCAAGATTCAGCGGAGGTATGGCATATTACTGACAATTATATTGCTGAGGCTTTGGCGGAAACAGCGACTGCAGCCCGTTTGGCAGCGTTGCTCGTAAGGAAGGACCTTACGGTTTTGTCCCGGTGGGATGAAAATGTTCTTGTTGAAATGAGAGACAATGGTCTTTTGAATGCTTACGATCGCGACGATTCTTTTGAAAGCTATCTTACCGAAACGCTTCAGGAGGAAGCTTATGAGTATGATCTCCTCAGCATAACAACTGAAAAATATGATTATAAGCGCGGCGTGTGTGAAGTTGGTGCTAACCTTAAGGTAGCTGTAAAAGAGGTTTTGGCCTTGGGTGATGAAGCTGACACCGTCTTTTTGGGGTGGGAGATCTCGGTCCGCACCAAGGCTGGTGTTCTTACTCTGGAATAATATTATAATTATATGGCAAAGAGTAAATCAAAAGCAGGTAAAATTTCGATTGATGGTCTGCGCACCCTTATTAATAAGACGTCAGGCCTGGAGGTTGCTCATAACTTAAACGAAGCAAATCCAACCGAAGTAAAAGAATGGATTCCAACTGGTTCGCGCTGGCTGGATTCTATTGTGTGTCGAGGACAATTGGGGGGCATTCCAATAGGGAAGTTCACCGAAATTGCCGGTCTGGAATCAACCGGCAAATCTTTTATGGCTGCGCAGGTTGCAGCAAACGCCCAGAAGATGGGAATGAATGTAATATATATGGATTCAGAGTCAGCGATTGACCCAGGATTCCTAGAACGAACGGGGTGCAATTTGGATGAGCTTATCTATGTGCAAGCCCAATCTGTCGAGCACGTTCTAGAGACTGTTGAGAGTGTTTTAAACTCTGGAGCCGAGAGGACTCTGTTTATATGGGACTCGCTGGCTCTGACTCCTACCATCTCAGATGTGGAAGGGGACTTCAATCCTCAATCCACTATGGCCATGAAGGCCCGCATCCTTTCAAAGGGAATGTCCAAGCTGACCATTCCTATTGCGAATACACGATCTGCTTTCTTGGTTTTAAACCAGTTAAAAACCAACATCCCTCAGGGTCCGAATGCGCGCATCGTCGCAATGACGACACCCTATATCACTCCAGGCGGCAAGGCTATGCACTATGTGTATTCCCTTCGCATCTGGCTGACGGGGCGCAAGGCAAAGTCTGCTTTCATCGAGGATGAGAGTGGTTTCCGCATCGGCTCTGAGGTAAAAGTTAAATTGGAGAAATCTCGCTTCGGGACGCAGGGGCGCAACTGTGCGTTTAAGATTCTCTGGGGAACTGACGAAGTTGGTATCCAAGATGCCGAGAGTTGGTTGGAAGCCATCAAGGGCTCCGATAACCTAAAGCAAGCAGGCGCATGGTTTTCCCTGGTCCATAAGGACGGAACCCAAGAGAAGTTCCAGACTGCTCATTGGGTTGAAAAACTTAAAGACAAGAAGTTCAAGAATCGAGTGTTTGAAATTATGGATGAAGAAATCATTCGTAAGTTTGACACACGCGAGGGAAGCGCCAAGGATTTCTACGACGTAGATAAAGAATAGAACTATTTATAAGTGATGAAACTTATAATGGAAAACTGGAAGAGGTATCTGAACGAATCGGAAGTCCAAGAAGAGGGTTGGAAAGACATCGCGCTGGCAGGAGCGCTGGGGCTAAGTTCCTTAGCTGGTCCCGCACAAGCAGCAGACGTTGATGTTCCGCCCGACGTTGCTACCCAAACGGAAGAAAGTCTCGGCGTCGAAGATATGGAAACCATAGACGACTTTTTTATTAGGATCGTTAATGCAGCCTTCGGCGACCAGGAAGACGACGTATATACCCAGCAGGCAGAAGATTTTATTCGCACAAATGCACAGCAAATTATACAAAGTCCTTCAAGTGAATTTGATACGACCCTGACACCCGAACAGGGAGCGGAGGCTATGCGTCAATTAGAGGAAATGCCTTCTGCGCAATCGGGATTAGAGAAGAACGATCTTGTACAGCATTTTCATAATATGAGTGGCTTGTACTAATAAGGATCTCCTAAATAAACCCTTGACACCACCCCCTCTGTGAGGTATACTCATGGGAGCTTCATACGTTAGGGATACACATGAAAAGAGTAATGATCGTCGACGCCCTGAACGCCTATTTCAGGGCGTTTATCGTCAACCCAAGCCTGTCTACTCACGGGCAACCCATCGGCGGCCTGAAAGGCTTCCTAGGCATCTTACAGAAGCTCTGCCGAGACATCAAGCCAGACACTGTGATGATTGTCTGGGACGGCCCTGGCGGAAGCCGAAGACGCCGCGAACAAAACAAGAACTATAAGGAAGGACGCAAGCCCATTCGTGTCAATCGGCAAACTGATCTGACCGAGGAGCAACAACGCGCCAATATGGCGTGGCAACAGTTACGCTTGATAGAATATCTCAACGAGTTACCGGTTGTTCAATTGCGTTTTGATGAGGTTGAGGCAGACGATGTGATTGCATATGCCACCCAACTCGATCATTTTAAGGGGTGGCAGAAGGTTATCGTGTCAAGCGATAAAGATTTCCTTCAACTGTGCGACGACGAAACCGTCTTGTTTCGGCCCATTCAAAAGAAGGTTCACAACAAGATGAATATCGTAGAAGACTTCAATATTCATCCGCGTAATTTTGCCATGGCGAGAGCGATCGCGGGAGACCCTTCGGACAACCTTAGAGGTGTTCCTAGGGCCGGCCTAAAAAGTATTTCAAAAAACTTAAAATTTCTGAAGGAAGATAAAGATGTAACATTGCAAGAGATTTTTGATTTTTGCCTTGG